GTATAGTATAAGATATACTAGGAGTGCGGACATGGGTTTAAAGATATATTCAATCACAAATAAAATTAACAATAAGAAGTATATTGGCGTTACAAAAGATTTAGATACGAGAAAAAGAAAGCATTTTTGGGAGTTAAAAAACAATAGACACTCAAACGAAAAACTCCAAAGAGATTACAATGTTTTTGGGGCTTCTGCTTTCGAGGTCGAAATTCTAGAAGAATTAAAATACGCCACCAAAAAAGAAGGTTTTAAAAAAGAAGTTTTCTACATTGGGAAATATAATTCTTGCGATGATGGCTATAATATGAGCTACGGTGCTGACGGAAGTAACTTGTCACAGATAACCGACGATACTCGAGAGAAACATCGTCAAGAAATGTTGGGCAATACTTACTGGCTTGGAAGAAAGCACACCGAGGAAACCAAAAAGAAAATCGGTGATGTACATCGTGGAAAAACAGTTAAAGCTTCTACTAGAAAAAAACTATCTGAAAAAGCTAAGGAAAAAACTGGAGAAAAAAATCCATTTTATGGCAAACAGCACACAGATGGAACGAAGCAAAAACTTAGGGAAGCACGAAGTAAAAAATGTCGATGTATTGAGACAGGTGTTGTCTATAACTCTGTCAAAGAATGTGCTGAAAAAATGGGGATTCCGAAAGCTCGAACTCATATTAATCAAGTTTGTTTAGGGAAAGCTAGACAAACACACGGATATACTTTTGAATTTGTAGAATAAGCTAATCAATTACCACTACTGGCAGAAATGTCAGTAAGGTTTAACGACTAGATAAAGTAAGCTAAGTTGAATCGGCATGAGATCATGACCGGTTTTTAATATGCCTAAATATCCACGAAATCCAGCTCTCTTAACAAGAGATGAAGAGATAGTCTGAACTTATGGGAAACCATAAGAAGCAGGGGATAAAGAGCCCTTGCGGTAACAAATAATGAAGTGGACGGTTGCGGAAGGCGCTATCTACGCCGATTACGACAGTAAGATACACGTAGTTGATGAGTTACCAGACATGAAACGTTATTTTGCAGGGATTGACTGGGGATATACTCACTACGGATCTATCGTGGTAGTCGGTGAAGGTGTGGATGGCAACTACTACCTTATCGATGGCGTAGCAGCGCAATTCAAAGAGATAGATTGGTGGGTAGAGCAAGCTAGGAAACTGACTAATATCTATGGAAACATTCCATTCTATGCCGATAGTGCCCGTCCAGAGCACGTAGCACGATTTGACAATGAGGGTTTTGATATCAGTAATGCTAATAAGTCAGTGATTGCTGGCATCGAACTTATCGCTAAGCTGTTCAAAGAACAAAGATTATACGTTAAGCGAGGCTTTGTACCTCGCTTTTTTGATGAGATATTCCAGTATCGGTGGAAAGAGAACAGCACAAAAGACGAGCCGTTAAAAGAGTTTGATGATGTGCTGGATAGTGTGAGATATGCTCTCTATTCAGACTATGTTGTTAACAGCACAGAGCGAGCAAGCTATGATGATTTGATAGATATGTTTAGTTAAGGAGGAAGAATGGAACAGACAGTATTTGTCGACAGTACCGGACAATCGCATGTTTTGAATCTGCGATTTCATCGAGAATCACGCACAAAGTACCGCGCTAAAAGTGTTGATGACTTAAAGAAAGATAACTGGGCATTGCTCAAGAATTTTATTAACCATCACAAGTTGCGTCAACGTCCCAGAATTCAGGAGTTGTTTGATTATGCCAGAGGGGATAATCACAGTGTTCTTGAAGCTGGAAGGCGTAAGGATAAAGAGATGTCCGACAAACGTGCCGTCCACAACTATGGACGCATGATTAGTAAGTTTAAAACGGGATATCTAGCTGGTAATCCTATTCGGGTTGAATATGATGACAGTGTTAGCGGTTCGCAAAATGACGAAGCTATTAAGGAAATTGGACGAAACAATGACATTGATACGCTGAACCGAAATCTTATTCGAGATTTGTCGCAAGTTGGACGTGCTTACGAGCTGATTTATCGAAGTGAGGACGACCAGACACGAATTAAACAGTTAAGCCCTCTTAATACGTTTATCATTTATGACAATTCGCTCGAAGACAATTCATTAGTAGCAGTTAGATACTACAGTGCTGATTTATTCTCTGACGCACATCAAACCGTTGAAGTATACACTTCGACAAATATTCACGTCTTGGACTACTCAGAAGATCTAAAAGAGGTTTCTGTCACCGCTCACGCATTTGGCACCGTCCCAATCACGGAATATTTGAACAACACTGATGGCATTGGCGATTATGAAACCGAGCTTTACTTAATCGACTTATATGATTCAGCCGAATCTGATACTGCCAATCATATGTCTGACATGGCTGACGCTATCCTTGCCATCTATGGCGATATGAGATTACCTGCAAACATGAAGCCAGAAGACATGAAAGCTAAGCGCTTAATGCAATTGGTTCCCCCGAAGGCTGCGGATGGCAAGGAAGGGACGGTTAAGGCTGAATATCTAACCAAGTCTTACGATGTGTCTGGTGTCGAAGCGTACAAGACTAGGCTGGATAAAGATATCCACACTTTCACTAACACTCCCGACATAGCTGATGAGAACTTTTCAGGCAACACGTCCGGCGAGGCAATGAAGTACAAACTGTTCGGGCTTGACCAAGACCGCATTGAGACTCAATCGCAATTTACAAAGGGTTTGAAGCGTCGATATCGTTTGGCTAGCCGTGTGGGTGAGTTGGTCAAAGAATTCAAAGCGTTTGATGAAAACTTCTTGAGAATAACATTCACACCAAACTTACCGAAATCACTATCCGAGCAAGTATCTATTTTGACTGGTCTTGGTGGTCAAGTGTCACAAGAAACTGCTCTTAGCTTATCTGGTTTGGTCGAGAGCCCAGCCGAGGAACTCGACAGAGTGGATAAAGAGGTGTCTAAAATCGATTTTAAGGGGTATTCTAGCGAGTTTAACGGGCAAGTGGGTAAATATGCCGACGACGATGAAGGAGAAACGCATACGAGCGATTCTGTGAGGTCTGATGAATGACATACTGGTCAGAACGTGCTCAGAAAGAACGAGAAGCGAGCAATAAAAAGGGTGAAGCTGAGTTTAAGAAAGAACTTGAAGCACTATATAATTTGCAACTTTCACAGTTGCGCAAAGAACTAGATGCTTATATCCAAAATTTCGCTGACAAAAACGGATTAACCGCTAGTGATGCGAAACGAAGAGCAGATAGTTTTGATATCAAGGCTTTTGAAGCTAAAGCCAAGCAGTATGTAGCTGACAAAGATTTTAGTCCGAAGGCAAACAAGGAACTTCGAGATTACAATTTTTCTATGTCTGTTGGTCGTCAAGAGCTTCTTATCCAAGAGTTAGAACTCGAACTATTGGTTTTATCTGAAGGCGAACGTCAATTAACTAACGATTATCTGACGAATGGTTATAAGAGCGAAATTGCAAGAGGAAGCCTGCTTGATCAGACGGTGCCTAACAAGAAAACACTTGAAAAGTACATGACGACGGCTGTTAACGCTAATTTCGAAGGTGCTAAATGGTCGGAGCGTATCTGGAAGAGACAGGAACAGTTGCGCAATTTGGTTAAAACGGAAGTGACCAGAGCTCTTGTTCGAGGAGAGAACGGTATAACCATCGCTCAGAGAATCCGTAAATACATGGATGTCTCTCGCACTGACGCTGAACGATTGGCAATCACGGAACATGCTAGAGTTCAGACACTAGCCCAGCAAGATATCATGAAAGAGAATGGCTTCGAGTATTTCAAACTCATGCCAGAATCGAGGGCTTGCGATTATTGCAAACAAGTTGGTCGTGATACCGAGAGGGAACCCGTCCCGGTTGATAAAATGGAGAGCGGGCTAAACGCCCCGCCGATGCACCCGTACTGCCGTTGTGCGGTTGCCGAGGTGGATGTAGAAGATAGCTCTTACTGATCCAGATAAAATAATCGGATTAATGAAATAAATAATTAAAGTCGTAGCAATACGGCTTTTTCTTATGCGCTGATAGCCGTGCTAGACAAGGGGCTTGGGGGTTCGATTCCTCGTCAGCGCATAGGGCTAATTTAAGCCCTAAATAAACAATACTAGCGTGGCTCGTGGGTAAACACCCTAGACAAGACTAGAGATGGCGTAGCTCGCCTTATCGTGGCTTAGAAAGGGTGTTCTTTACGAGACTAGGTAGGAGGAAACTATGGAACAAGATAACACTATCGAGACTAACGGACAACAAGAGAGTCGCCAAGACCAAGGGCAAGGGAGCACCCCAACCCCTGCGAGCGACTTCAAAGCGCCTGGTTCTCAATCTGAATTAGATAGCATGATTAACAAAGCGGTACAGACTGCTTTGAATAACAGAGATAAGGGTGAACAAGAGCGTACAGCTCAAGCAGTAGCCGATGCTTTGCAGAAAGAAAAAGATTATGCCAATCTATCAGCTCAAGATAGAGCTAAAAAAGAGTTCGAGGATCAGCAAAAGAGCTTTGAGAAGGAACGTGCTGCGTTTGAGCATGAAAAGCTTGTTGTTGCTGTTGAGAAAGATTTGGTAGCTAAAGGCTTGCCTAGCGCATTGGCTGAGACATTCGCAATGGCTGGCAACGCCGAAGATGCACTTAAAGCAGTGACTGAGTTCGAAACAGTATTTAATAATGCTGTTGCGGAAGAAGTTAAGAAAACTGTCCGACAAAATGCACCTCAAGCATCAGCGGATGGCATTTCTAACACAGACAATTACGGCTCTCGCTTAGCTCAAAAAGCTGTCCGTTCGTCAGGTAAGATTATCTAGCCAACAATTAGAAAGGATTTTTCATGTCAGTAAAAAAAGTATTTGACACAAGTAACATTCTACGTTCTTTACCTTACAAAGCTGTCACTGCCACAGTTGATAAAAATTTTGCTGGTGTTGACGTAGACGGCAAGAAGTACATTAAAGCTGGTACTTTAGTAGCTGGTAAAGGCGGGTCAATTTTCGATGACCGCTCTAAACCAGTAGAAGAGAACAAGACGGCACCAGAAGGAATCGTTCTATACGATGCAGACTTGTCTGTTGATAAAACGGTATCTATCTTGTACGCTGGAGAGGTTTGGAAAGAAGCGGTTAACGGTGGTACAGTTGACGACGCTATTAAAACAGCGTTGCCACTCGTTAAATTTATTGCAGGAAAAGGAGGCAATGCTTAATGGGTCTTATTTATGACACGGTAACAGCATCTAATATCGCTGGATATTTCAACACATCACAATTAGATGTGGATTCAACGCTTGGGGAACGTATCTTCCCTGCACGCAAACAACTTGGTACTAAATTGTCTTACATCAAGGGTTCTTCAGGACGTGCGGTTGTCTTGAAACCAGCGGCATTTGACACTAATGTCACTATTCGTGAACGTGTGGGCGCTGAAATCCATGACGAACAAATGCCATTTTTCAAAGAAGCCATGCTCGTTAAGGAAGCTGACCGCCAACAACTTAACTTGATTGCTGGTTCTAACAACACTGGTTTGATTGAGACTGTCACACAAGGCATTTTCAATGACGAAATGACACTTATCCAAGGTGCTCGTGCTCGTTTGGAATCAATGCGTATGCAAGTTCTCGCAACTGGTAAGATTGCGTTTGTTAACGAAGGGAAAAACGTCGATATTGACTATGGCGTTAAAGACGACCACAAGAAAACAGTTGCAAAAGACTGGACGCAAGCAACAGCAACACCTCTTGCGGACCTCGAAGAAGCAATCGAAACAGCTCAAAGCCTTGGCTTGATGCCAGAAATTGCTATCATGAATGCCAAAACGTTTAGCTTGATTCGCAAAGCAGAATCTACAGTCAAAATCATCAAACCTCTTGCAGCTTCAGGGACAACAGTTACCAAAGCCGAGGTTGAAGCGTATATTTTGGATAATTACGGTGTTACAGTTCTTTTGGAAAACGGCACATACCGAAATGACAAAGGAGAAATTAGCAAATTCTATCCAGACGGTCATTTGACTTTGGTGCCAAATGGTTCATTGGGTTCTACTGTTTTCGGTACAACTCCAGAAGAATCTGATTTGCAGTCTGGAGACACTCCGGGAGCACAAGTTGAAGTGGTTGACCAAGGTATTGCGATTACGACCACTAAAACAACTGATCCAGTTAACGTCCAAACCAAAGTATCGATGATTGCGTTGCCTTCATTCGAACGCTTGGACGATTGCTATATGCTCACTGTTATTCCAGTAGCGTAGTTTGAAAGAAGTAGCTATGACTAAAGTTTTAAAAGCGTTTCAGGATAAAACCGACGGCATTATTTACTATGCCGGTGACGATTATGCTGGTGAACGTGTCGAAGAACTTGCTGAAGCAGGTTTCCTTGACTCTGAAACTGAAGAGAAACCCAAAAAAGCAAGTCGCCAAAAAGCAACAGATAACACTGAAGAATGAGGAGGTCTAGCATGGCTGAACTAGATCAAGAAAAGGTCCTAGATAATGTCATGCTGGACCTTGAGATTTCAAAAGATGACGACGATAGCATTGACCTCTTAAGAGTATTGCTAAATAGGGTAATCAGTCATTTTAAAGCAGAATATGCCGTTGTCAATATTGACGATGGTTTTTCTTTTATCTTCGAAGATTGCGTTATTAAACGCTTCAATCGTCGAGGAGCTGAAGGAGCTAAAGCTGAGACGGTAGATGGTCACTCAATGTCTTATTACGACAACGAGAACGAATTTAAACCGTATGACGATATGCTTCAAAGAACATTTGGGACCTCTGGGCAATCGAAGGAAGGGAGTGTGTTGTTTCTATGAGATACACAGATACTGTGATACTCAAATATCAAAACGATAAGACACCGAAACGATATGATCCCGTCCTTGGTCGCATGGTCGGAGGGGAAGAATGGTCCAAAGAAGTTAAGTGCAATGTGACTGGTGCAAGCTTAGACCTTCAAGCTAAGCTGGGAGGTTTGCTAAATGCTACGAGCTTGGTTGTTCGTTTCAGAAGCCCTGTGACAGTATCTGTAACTTCCGTTGAATACCGTGGTAGCAAATACATTCCAGTAACCGCTAGAGGATATCTAGCTGGAAGAAGTGTGCTGTACGTCAATAAGGCGGTGAAGTAATATGGCTACACTTACGTTTTATGGGCTAGATGAAATGAGCCAATCTTTGTTAAAAAATGCCAATCCAGAACGTCGACAACGAGTTTTAAAAAAATACGGCAGTAAATTAAAAGAGAACGCAATTGGCAAGGCGCAATTCAGCGGTAAATATACCACTGGCGCAACACGTCGCTCGATTACTCTTGAAGCTGGGGGTGATAGAGCTGTTGTGACGGCTCATACAAAATATTCTGGGTACCTTGAAGTAGGTACTCGAAAGATGGCAGCACAGCCTTTCATGGCTCCTGCGTTAGAAGCGACTGTCCCTGGGATGGTCGAGGAATTAGCTAAATGGGAGTAGATATGAAACAACCAGACCAATTACTACATGACGAACTCTTTCGAATTAGTGAGGGACTCGGTTTCGCTACTTACCCTTACCTTCCACCAGACAGTGCATCTTATCCATTCGTTGTTATGGGCGAAATTCAAACATTGCCCAGAGCCACAAAGTCACGCTTAATAGGTCGCTTGTCGTCAACCGTCCATGTTTGGGGGCGAGTAGATGACCGCAAGCAGTTATCTGATATGGCTGGGCAGTTATTGTCCAGTTATTTTGCTATCAAAAATATCGATGGGATGCACTTCTCAGCGGAAGTCAATGAGTCGTCAATTGATTCTAACCGTGATAACAGCACTGACGAAGAGCTTTATCACTTCATTATTTATTTATTTTACAAATTCTACTAAGGAGGAAAGCATGGCTGATACAAATGTTAAAGAAGCACAGCTAGGTAAAAATAAAATTTTGATGTTCCGTAAATACGGGGATACTAAAGCAGCAGCAAAATTGGCACTGCAAACAGAACATAAGTGGGAGTATTCCCGTGATGCCGACACAACCAAAACCAAAGATGGTGCGGTTGTGGCCGATGGTGGTCTAGAGACAACCTTGTCAATCAACGCAATCGGGACTAAGGATGAAGTCAACGAAATGCTGAAGCAATCAGTAGTTGATGGATACAAGGTCGAAGTTTGGGAAATTGATCTGACTGATAAGAAAACAAATGGGAAATACGGCGCACTCTATGCAATCGGTCGCTTGTCTTCATGGGAAGTCCCAGCGAATGTTGAAGAGCTCGTAGAGATTGAATCTGAAATGTCCGTTGAAGGCAAGCCACAGGCTGGTGAAGCAACTCTGTCTGACGAGCAAATCAGAGAGATCCAATATACTTTCCAAGACACTACTGCTATTACTGGACATTGATAATTAAAACAGTTAGCGAGGGTTTCCCTCGCTTTTTATTTTTGAAAGGAAATTTAAAACATGAACACTATCACAATTAATGACAAAGACTATACTTTGAATTTTGGATTTGACTTCTTGCGAGTGCTCGACGAGCGTTATTCAATCAACCAAAACGGTGTAGCGTTTGGCTTTGGTGTACAACACGCAGTGGTTGATTTGCAACAAAAGAACCCACTTGTTCTGCTAGACCTCATTCAAGCTGGAACTGCTACAGAACGCCAAAAACCATCTGTAGAGGGTATTGAGCGTTTTGTTGAACGTGAGGCTGAAAATGGACGATTGGATAACTTGTTTGAGGATTTTTTCTCAGCATTGCAGAAGCAACCATTGACACGAGAAACAGCCAAACGAATGTTGGAAGCTCAAGAAGAAGCTTAGAAAACGTCAAGGATTCAAAAGAGACCTACGAAGATCTAGTCACAAATTGCATGGCTAGATACGGAACGACACTTTTAGAGGCCAGACGAATGACGCTGAATGAGTTGAGGCTGTATCAAAAAGCTTATGCGAAAAGGTTTATCCAAGAAGAGAAGAAACTTTATTTGCAAGCCTTCTTAAATCGTAGTGTCAAGGCCACAAGCAAGGGCGGTAAGAAGTATGTCTTTAAGGAATTTAAAGACTTTTATGACGAAGAACGTCGTGAAAAAGAACTTCTCGGGGATCATGAAAAAGACAATAGGCATCTTATCCAGATAGCTAGACGAAATTTAGCGTTCAAAAGAGAGGAGGGGTTGTTAGATGGCTGATAAAACATTCAATGTACGGGCGATACTGTCAGCACAAGATAACGGCTTATCTAGCGCCCTGAAAAACGCTCAAAAGCAAGCTGAATCACTTGGTAAGAGTAGCAAGGGCCTAGGCTCAATGTTTAAAAGTGTGCTCGGTGCTAACCTTGTTAGTGCTGGAATCACTAAGGGCATTGGCGCTATAACAAGTGGTATCGGTGGTATGATGACCGAGCTTAACAACTCAACGAAGGCTTGGAAAACATTCGATGGGAGCTTAAGCCAGTTAGGTTGGGGGCAAACAGAAATTGCGTCAGCTAAAAAGGCTATGCAAGACTATGCAACGCAGACAATTTATTCTGCCTCTGATATGGGGACTACATTCTCACAAATGGCTGCAATCGGTCGTAGCGATGCTGGCGACTTGGTAAAAGCTATGGGTGGTCTTGCCGCTTCTGCTGAAAATCCTAAACAGGCAATGAAGACACTGAGCCAACAAATGGTTCAAGCGATGACTAAGCCTAAGATCCAATGGCAAGACTTCAAGCTGATGATGGAACAGTCACCAGCAGGTATGGCTGCCGTCGCTAGAGAGATGGGAATGTCTCTAGATGATCTTGTAAGCAAAATTCAAAACGGTGAAATTAAGACTGAAGACTTTGCAGAGGCCTTTAAACGGGCTGGCGATTCTATGCAGAGCTTGGCTACTAGGTACAAATCTGTAGACGAAGCTGTTGACGGGCTCTACGAAACGGTTTCAACCAAATTGCAACCAGTTTTTGAACAGCTTAGCAACAAGGCAATCAGAGGAATCGAGGGTATCATTGATGCTCTTGGCAAAATTGATGAACAATCGATTCAGAAGTTCGCAAACGGACTCGATAAAGCAATTGACCAAGTTGTAAAAGGGGTCAGCCAAACCGTTCAATCGTTTTGGAAAGGCTTTAGTAATACAGGAGCCATCAAGGGTTTAGCAAATGCGTTTAAGTATGTTTCTACTCAAGCTAAAGCGGCACTAAAAGCCATAGATTTCAAGGGTATATTTCAAGGGCTAGGTACTGGCGTTGGCGACATTGTTAGTGGGCTATCAAGAGGCTTAACAATCGCTACTAGGTCTGTTAAGAGCTTCATCAGCTCGTTCTCAGACACTGGCGCATTCAAAGCTTTTAAATCAGCAATAGAAGATACTTGGGGAGCTGTTAAAACCATTGGGTCTTCAATTGGTGATGTGTTTAGTAGCTCTGAGATGCAGACGATTATCTCAGCGCTAGGAACGGCTTTTGGAACGTTAACAAAATGGATATCTCAAGCCGTTTCAGCAGTATCTAAGTTTGCAAGCTCTATCCCTAAAGGCGTGCTCAATGGCATCACTAGTGGCATTTTAGCCATGGTGGCAGGTTTTATGACTGCAAAGGCTGGGCTTTCAGTGTTCGATACTGCTATGCGAGGTCTGAACTGGATTAAGTCATTTAATCCGTTTAGTGCCTTTAAAAATAAAGCCACCGAGGGTCTTAACGGGGCTACAAACAGCGTTAAACGTTCTAAGTCAACGATAGCTCAGTTGTTCAGTGGGATATCCAACGTAATCAAATCATCCGGAAACGCAATCAAAGGAATCTTGACAGCTATATTCAAAGGTATAGCTGAAACTTACAAAGGTTTCGGGCAAGGTCTAAAATTCGCCTTGCAAGGTCTCAAGGGGTTGAGTTCGGCTCAGATACTGTCGTTTGCGACTGGTGTCGCTATCGCAGCAGTCGGAATTGGTGCAGGTATTGCCATTATCGTTGCTTCATTTACGCTATTAGCCACTCAATCCCAAGGTGTTTCGCAAATCCTAAATGCTCTAGGTTCAGCATTTAGTACCGTTGTGCAAGGTATTGGGAAGGCGGCTGGAACAGTAATTGAAGCGTTTGGTACTGCATTTGGTATCGTTATCAAAGCTGTTGGTAAAGCGGCACCAGGACTCGCCAAACTTTCACCACTGGTTGAAGCTATTGGAACAGCTATTGGCAACGCAGCACCAGCTATTACAGCATTCGGTAACGCTTGGACTTCCGTTCTCGGGACATTGCCAGCCATCATCGATGCTTTCAGTGGTTTGGCTACTGCTCTAGGTTCTGCAATCAGTGAAGTAGCCACAGCAATCACTCCGATTGTTCAAATCATCGGAAATACAATGACAGCTATAGCTCAGATAATTTCAGACACAATTATAGCCATCGCACCAGTCATAACAGACTGCATCGTCCAAGTCGCTCAAGTGATTGGACAATTTGGACCACAAATAGCAATGGTAATCAATGAGATTGCCGGAGCTATTTCGGCAGTAGCGCCAATTTTCCAAACATTCTACGAGTCAATTGTTGCAGTTGTGGAAGCATTGGCACCAGTTATCAGTCAAGTGATTTCTGCCATTGTTACAGTCGTTCAGACATTAGCCCCTATTATCAGCCAAATCATTTCAGCGATTGTTACAGCAATCACTCAAATCGTGCCTATCATTACAGCAATTGGTGGTGTGATTAGCGCTGCATTCTCTGGAATTGCATCAGTGGTTTCAGCAGCAGGAATGGCAATTGCTACAGCTGCAATGGGTATCGGTACAGCTATTAGTACGGCACTTAGTGGTGTTGCTGATGTTATTAGCTCGGTTGGTTCTGCGATTGGTACAGCATTACAAGGCATTGCTACCGTGGTCCAATCAGTCGGAACATCAATCAGTACAGCGGCGCAAGGTATCGGTGACGGTATCAAATCAGCGTTTGAAGGCATTTCAAGCGTGATTACCTCTGCAGGTAGCGCTATTAAATCAGTTCTCGATGGCTTAGCTAACGTTTTCAACTCAATCGGCACTGCCGCTCAAAAAGCAGGTTCTGGTTTCAATCAGCTTGCTAATGGTGTGGTTAAGATTACCAATACCAACCTCGGTGACATGGCTGCATCTCTTGCGGCAGTCGCCAAAGGCGTTGGTTCAATCGGTAACAATTCGGCTGGGTTGGCGCAAGCTGGTACTGGCATGACACAGCTTGGTAATGGGATGAGCAAGGTGTCTAGCTCGGCTTCTAGCGCTGTTGCAGGTTTAAGTCATTTCTCAAGCACGATTACAAGTATTCAATCGTCGTTCACTAATCTACAATCACTATTGACCACAGCAGGAACAGCATTTAGCACATTCTCTAGCCAAGCTAGTCAATCGCTCAGTGGTCTAACTGCAATTGTGGGACCTATCACAGCCTTCAGAACACAAATCATGACACTTGCGCCAGCATTGATGCAAGCTGCTACTGGGTTGACTCAATTCAGTGCAGTTTCAACGTCATTGACTTCTAGCATGACTTCGGTTAATGCAAGTATGACTACATTGACTGCTAGTCTAACCAGTCTCGCTAGTCAATTAACTATGATTACTGCTGGCATGTCTACAATGTCATCAAGTACGACTATGTTAGGCACTAGCCTAACTCTCATAGGTACTCAGTTCACTATGATTGGCACCTCTTTGACTGTGCTTAATAGCCAATTTACGACCTTCACAACTGCATTGTCTACAATCAACAGTCAACTTTTGGTAGCTACATCGGGTGTGACAATGTTTGGGGCACAATTCACAGCGCTTGGGACAATTTTGACTATGCTCAATAGCCAATTAACAATGGTTGGGGCATCTATTCAAGCGGTGACTACACAGTTCACTGCAATGAACGCAAGCCTTACTGCCGTTGGTGCTACAGTGGCACTGATTAGTAGCCAATTTACTATGGTAATTGCGAGTGTCATGCAATTGACAGCCTCAATTGCTTTGATTCCAGCGCAGTTCAACTTGGTTGCGTCAAGTGCCACAATGGCTACGACTGCCATTATGCAAATTGGAACATTAGCGCCACTGATTGGTGTAGCAATGAACAACGCAGCGGCACAAGTGCAATCAGCAATGCAAAGAATGGCGCAAGCTGTTCAATCGAATGGTCAGCGAATGATTCAGATGGGTCAACAGGCTGGTCAACAAACTGGACAAGCTATTGCTCAAGGGATCCATTCAGCGGTTGGTGCTGTATCTTCTGCAATGGGTGCGCTAGTTAATGCGGCACAAGCCCGTGCTATGGCTGGTGTAGGTGCTATGCGAGCAGCAGGGGCAATGATTGGTCAAGGTTTGGCCGCTGGTATGATGTCTGCTCTTGGTGCGGTAACGGCTGCTGCTAACGCCCTTGTAGCCCAAGCAGAGCGTGCAGCTCAGGCAAAAGCTAGGATCCATTCACCATCACGACTATTCCGTGATGAAGTCGGTATCTACATTGGCCAAGGGATGGCTGTAGGTATTGATAGAAGTGTAAAATTTGTCAAAGACTCTATCAAAGAAATGATTGATGTGGCTAGTGAGTACGCAATAGATTCTAGAAACTTGTTCGAAGACAACGACTTGTTTGATGGCTTTGGTGGTGGTTTAATTCGTGGTAGCGTTGATTTGTCGGTTCGAGACGATAGTAGAATGGACCGTCTCGAGCAAGCAATGGATATCATCACTGAACTAATCGGTCGTCCAATCTCATTGAGTGTCGATGGTCGAGAGTTTGCATACGCTACAGGAGACGATTTGACTTCATACCAGAAAGATAAAGATTTTACTTACAAACGCATGAGAGGTATTAAATAATGGCTGTGTTTCAATTCAATGGATACGATTTGAACGATTACTTTAAATTAATCAAAGTGTCGCACGAAATCGGGAATGAACGCAACATAACGACGGATTCAGCCCCTAAAATCGGGGTCAATATTCAACAAGTTGCGTTTGGTGCAAAAAAAATCAAACTTACTGTTAGTTTAGCGACAAGACATCTTGAAGACATTGCTTTCGTAGACCCGAACGAGCCAGCCAAAGTTGATAACGGCATGTTTTATCGTGTCAGGGAACAAGCGGCTAGAGTGTTGCATTCTGACAAACCTGTTAAGTTGAGATTGCCAGACGAACCAGACAGATACTATCTGGCTATAGTAAAAGGTGATGTTAGTTTAAAAGGCATTTCCGACTGGTATGACCAAGCTGAAATTGAATTCATGGTCCCAGATGGAGTCGCACACTCAACTACATATCGAAGTTTCGAAACTCCTAAAACAGAAAACGGCAAACTGGTATTTGACCTTGTCAACGACGGATCAGTTGATGCGCATCCGATAATCACAGTGAAGCACAATAGTGAGAATGGCTATATCGGATTGGTTAACAGTAGTGGTATTTTGGAGCTTGGCGATAGGCAAAAAGGGGATACAGAGACTTACAAGCAGTCAGAGGTCTTGTTTGATTACGCTTCATCTAATGGACAACACAGAATCCCTAACGGATTGGCACAAGGGTTGAAAAACGTTGGTATCACGAATGATAGCAACGATACCAGACCGAACGGCACGCTTTACATCGACAACGCTTGGGGTCGCCCCCACATTGCGTTGCAGAGCGGTCAGACAGCGTCGGTTACATTTGATATCCCAAGGGATTCCAGCGGTGTAAAAGGCGCTCTGTACGAGTACTTCTGGTGGAGGCAAATTTTTTGGCTAGGCTCTGCAGATCAGATGGGTTATTTGAAAATTAGTGTCACAGATGCAAGCGGAACTTTTTTGTATGGGGTTGAGACCTACAAACGTGGTAGCGGTCTAGGTTGTGAATACAACTTTTTAGCCAGCGATGGCAGGGGTGGCTACCGTTTTGTTGACAGAAAGCAGTTTCTAGGTACACACATAGAAGAGCACAACCCATTTAACGAGCCCAGAGGGTGGTCAGATATCCAACGGTTTGACGACGTCGTCCAGTTCTATTGGTGGGGGTCTTACCCTAGATACACTATCCCTGAAATCAAAGGTAAGAAATCGGATAAAATCCACATTATCTTCAGCAAAATCGGGAACACACCGCAAGTTAGCCACATGTACTTAGATGATTTCATTTATCGCAAAGACTATGTTGTAGGAGTCCGGAAAGTTCCTAATCGATACAGGGCTGGTGGAGAAGTTGTGATAAACAGCGAGAACGACACTGTACTTGTAGATAATATTTCGAAAATTGTTGATGTCGTACAGGGTTCTGACTTCATCACGATCCCTCCTGGCAAGTCTCAACTCGAAGTTTACTGCTCAAGGTGGGTTACAAACAAACCCTCTGTGTCTGTCAAATTTGAAGAAAGGTATTTGTAATGCTATTAACGATTCACGATGCTAATTTACAAAAAATTGGTTTTATCGATAACGAAAAGCAAGAGACGTTAAACTTCTACGACGACACTTGGACTCGCAATCTTGAGACGGCATCTAGCACTTTCGAGTTTACTGTTTCGAAGAAGGAATTGCTAGGTGATACAGCAAACCAACCGCTTTACAACCAGCTAAACGAGCGCTCTTTCATTTCGTTCAAGCATAATAGCCAAACGTACTTGTTTAATATTATGAAAGTTGAAGAGAATGAGCGATGGGTGAGATGTTACTGTGAGAACCTGAACCTTGAGTTGATAAATGAGTACACGAATGCTTACAAGGCTGATAGAGCTATGTCATTCGCAGAATACCTCAATGCGTTTGATATTCCTCAATTCGCAATGGTCACGCTCGGTGTCAATGAGGTCTCTGACCAGAAAAAAACACTTGAGTGGGAAGGACAAGACACGAAACTGGCAAGGTTGCTGAGCTTAGCTAATAAATTTAATGCTGAAGTTGAATTTGTGACTAGGCTTAATGACGACAGCTCCATTAAGCAACTTGTCCTGAACGTTTACCATCAAGCGGACGATTCACACACTGGCGTAGGTCGAATTCGTAGCGATATCCGTCTGACGTTTGAAAAGAACATCAAATCGATGACGAGAAAAGTTGATAAGACCGAAATCTATACAATGATTGTCCCGTACGGGAAGGCAAAAGAGCAACCCGAGAACGGCCCTGAAGTGCGAGTCTATATTGGTGGTCTCCCGGCTTGGGAAGAGAAGAACGATAAAGGGATTGTTATCTTCAAGCAAGAGGGGAATTGTCTCTATGCGCCTCATGCAGCCAACTTGTATCCTTCAACCTTTGGTGCCTCGACTCAAGAAAATAAGTGGATTCGAAAAGACCTAGAAGTTGACAGTGATGATCCAAAAGTTATCCGTGCCGCAGGAATTGCGAATTTGCGAAAAAATGCCTATCCAGCTATCACTTACGAAGTCGATGGGTTCGTTGATGTCGAGATAGGGGATACTATCACAATTCACGACAAGGGCTTTGTCCCGTCGCTCGACGTAAGGGCTCGTGCTATTGAGCAAAAGATTAGTTTTAGCAATCCAGCAAATAACACAACAACTTTCGGTAATTTCAAAGAGCTTGAAAATAGGACGTCGGGAGACCTTAGAACCGTCTTCGAACGGATGGTTGAGAACAGTAGACCTTACAGCATCCTTTTTTCGACGGATAACGGTGTTATCTTTAAAAACAATACAGGGCAGTCCACACTACGTCCGACATTAAAACGAGGAAATCAGACAGTTAACGCAACTTATCGATTTGTAATTGATGGCTCTATTGTTGGAGTTGGACTGACTTACACAGTGAGTGCAAGCAAGATTACCAAACCCACTGTAATTACAGTATCAGCTTGGGTAGGTGAGAAAGAAGTTGCTAGCGATGAAATCACATTTGTCGGTGTCTCTGATGGCTTAAACGGTCGAGATGGACGAGATGGCATCGCTGGTAAAAACGGTGTTGGGATAAGAGGCACGACGGTTCTTTATGGAATTTCAGCATCAGATAGCATAACGCCCGGGACGTGGTCTCAAACACCTCCAAAATTAGTTCAAGGTCAATGGCTTTGGACTAAAACGGTCTGGGCTTATACCGATAACACCTCTGAAACAGGTTATCAAAAAGTCTACATCGCCAGAGATGGCAACAGTGGTACAGATGGTATCCCGGGCAAAGATGGTGTCGGTATTCGAAGCACTTCAATTACTTACGCTATAGGTGTATCTGGGACGGTTCCACCGACCAACGGTTGGAACAATCAAGTGCCTAATGTGCCAGCTGGGCAATACCTCTGGACTAAGACAGTCTGGAGCTACACCGATAACACTAGCGAAACTGGATACTCAGTTTCTAAAATTGGGGAGCAAGGGGTTAAAGGTGATAAAGGCGACACAGGACCAACTGGTCCTAAAGGTGACAGAGGATTGCAGGGCGAACGTGGTTTACAAGGCTTGCAAGGCCCCAAAGGGGACCAAGGGCTACCCGGTGTTAAGGGTGCTGACGGTAAAACCCAGTACACCCACATAGCCTACGCTGACACGGTCTCCGGTAGTGGTTTTAGCCAGACCGATACTGACAAGGCTTTTATCGGTATGTACCAAGATTTCAGCACTACGAATAGCCGAAACCCACAAGATTACCGGTGGAGTAAATGGAAAGGTAGTGATGGGCGTGATGGTGTTCCAGGTAAAGCTGGAGCAGACGGACGAACACCCTATATCCATTTTGCTTATGCGGATAGTGCCGACGGTCGAACCGGTTTCAGTCTGACACAAGACGGCACTAAGCGTTATCTGGGTGTATGTACTAACTTCGATAAAGCAAATAGCACTAATCCAGCCGACTATTCGTGGAATGACACGGCTGGTAGCGTGTCAGTTGGTGGTCGGAATCTCTTAAAAGGTTCGAAAGGGCCTTTTAAACCCGACAGAAAACCAACGAATTTTGATAATAATGTTTTATACAAAACCGAAACTTCTGTCTTCTTAGAGC